TCGACGGACCGCCAGCAAGCTGGATATCCGTCAGTCGCGCAAAGGACTCAGTCTATGCCCGATCAAGGACCTGTAGAAACCGCAGAAACTACAGGAGGCGTGGGTGGCTTGGTGAGCCACACATACGCCAACATGGATTGAATGGTACCCGAAGTGCATCTAGGCACACGTATTATTGCAATTAAGCCCCTCCTACTCAGAGTGTGAGTTGTCGACTACAGAAAAGCTGTCGGTCATAAGGAGAGTTACGGGGTTCTTCACGCGAGACCGCCTATTGGTGGTCCGCAACTGGTGCAGAGCGGAAAGGCTCAGTCACTCCGAAACTCATATTGAGCCTGGAGGAGTATGCACCGGTGAGGGAGTTCGTCGACAGGGCGCGCACAGGAAGCGCGTCAAGTCGGAAGGGTTCAGGGAGCGGAAGTCTGCCGGAAGTGGCAGAGCGGTTCAACTCTCTAAGTGCGTTGAGATGCGCGAGGGCGTGTTTCTCTTCGAGGGCTTCCAGCACCTCCCGAATCTTCGGGGGTGGTGCGGTTGCAAGGCCAGCCTTGTCGGCGGTCATCCACTGCAGGTATTCTGTCGCCACATCTTTTGTGGCCTTCAGTTTCCTGAGCGCTCGTCGGACGTCGTCAGATTGGGACGAGACATCCGTTACGAAATCTCCATTCACAGCTAGAGAAGGTGCCAGATCTACAGCGTCGCTCATAAAGAGAGCTTCAATGCAGAGTGTACCCATCAGTGTGGTGAGAGAACCTCCGGGGAGTCCGAGCTGCGATCGTGCTGCCATCTCCTTCATGGGAAATGACTTCACGCGGGCAGACGCGATCTTCCAAGTGAGCCAGCCTGACTCCTTCGAGAGCCGAGGCACCTGGAACTCTCCAGGATTCTGGTAAATCAGACGCGCAACGCGCAAGTCTGTATTGTTCGGACGGAACTTATCCAGAATCGGGAGCCCGAGACCACCAAGGTGGGCAGGGGTGAACCAGGGAACACGCGCAGTCGCCAAACGCGACTTGTTTCGGGAAAGGAAAGCCTTATACACTGACAGCCTCAGCTGGTCAGGACAGGCGTCCAGGAGTGCATGTGCACGAACGCCGAGGGCACCGTAGAGGTCGCCGACGGAATCCACTCCAGCCTTACCGCCGGAGCGCTTGAGCCCATAGAGCAATCCCATGTTAATGTAGGGGATCAGCTCAAAGACTCTCGCGCGCCAGACGGCATCGCCACCGGCCGTGCGCCTCACCACGTACCACTCATAGCCTTCAGGATGGAATTCGAAGGATGTGGAATTGATGTTGAGATACACAGCGGAGTAATACACTTTGCCTACCGACGGTTTCATACCGACAAAGTTGGCAGTCTTCTCCCACACCTCCTTCAGCAAGGTGGTGCCCCTCAGCGCGGCGTCGTCGCCGTTGATAGCCAAGGGAAGGTCTCTGAGTTTGCAAGGGCGCCCCCTGTCCATCTCGTAAGAGAAAAGACAGATGGCGGCGTTCACGATACACAGGACCGGGAATGAGACCACGGAACCCATCAGCTGTCCGCGCACCTGCGCAGCAACTGACTTCCTCTTCTTACCTTCCTGAAGCTCCATGACGTGACCGGTGAGGCCACGTGCAAGAAGTGCAGTCTCCGTCTCCGACAACTCGAGCTGTTCAGAGAGTTCCTCACCCACAATGTCACTTGCCCACTTGTAGAGAGAGTTCGTCGCGTCAGAGTAATCTGCCGAAAGAAACTTCTCACCAGGTGAGAGAGTGCCACCCAGTACAGCTTGCAATGCATCGGCTGTGACTGGCTCTCCGGTAAAACGGAAAGTGGGGTGTCTGGCGAGAACTCGCCAGAGGAATTTTTGGAGCGGCTTCAGAGCGAAACCGAGGAGAGGGGGGCCCTTTGTGATGGTACGGACCTTCAGTGCCTCCGGGAGGGCTAGCGGTACTGCTAATGGCTCTTCGAGCACAGCAGCTTCAACCGCGCGGGCATAAAGCTCGCCGAACGCTGCCCGTAACGGCAGATCGTCCAAAACCACATCCGAAACTGAACCACATTGGATAGTCGTGGCAGTAACCAGCGGGTGCGCAGTCTTGAGACCTGCGAGGAGTTCTGGATGTTCCAGGATTGTGCCAACGGTTCCAAGGGAGGAACGTGTGTTATTATAATTGGCACTGGTGCTCGGGAAGAACGGACGAAGTCGGTCCTCATCGGTGTATTTCAC